ATGGAAAGATAGAGGAGATAGTCCTGGTCGTCCAGTTGGAATACACACGGATCCTTCTATCATGGCTCAAACATCAAGAGGAGATGACAACAAAGATAGATTACCGAATGGTAACTATATAGAAGATACTGGTAATCATTTTGTTTACATATTGGATAAAGAATATAATCCAATTGAAACAGCTTTGATTGCTATGAAATCTACTCAAAAGAAAAAATCAAAAACTTGGAATTCTATGATTCAAAGTAGAAGACTTCAAGGTAAGAATGGTTTCTTTTGTCCTCCATCTTGGGCAACAAGCTATAAATTAACTACAACCAAAGAATCTAATTCTGGAAATAGTTGGTATGGTTGGATCGTAGAGTTTGATAAATACTTAAATGATCCTAAGTACGCTAAAGTATTAGAGATGACTAAAGCATTTTATGAAAGTGCTATGAAGTCAGACATCTTTGGTAAAGTTGATTTTGGTAAAGAAGAAACTCAACAAATTAAAGTTAACTCAGAATCAGTACCGTTCTAATGACTGCACCACAGTTATTTGAACTGTTTGAAGGCGAGTATAGCCAATACCTTTTGGTCACCTTAAGTGGTGGCCAAAAGGAAAATGGTAAACGAAATGCCGAATATACAACTGTCTATAAGACAGTAACGGAAGAGCTTTGGCAAAAACATTTGAATGGTGAAATCCTTATTGGAATTAAACCAGAAACAAATGGCAAAGCAAAGTGGGGTTGTATTGATGTAGACCCTAGCAGCTACACAGGTTTTAATGAAAAGAAATTTACAGATATTGTTAAAGAACATAATTTACCTTTAATTCCAGTTAGATCTAAATCTGGAGGATTACATTTATTTTTATTTTTAAAAGATTGGGCAGACGTAAAAGATATTAGAAAAGTTTTAGACAAATGGAATAATAAATACTTTATGAGTAAAGAAGTATTTCCTTGTAATAAATCAGTGGGAATGCCTTATCATAAAGAAGCTAGAGCAGTTGAATATGCTTATGGAGAAAATGGACAAGGTTTGCTTATTGGGGCATTTATAGATTTAGCACACAAAAGAAGATTTAAAATAGAAGAATTATTAGAATTTAAAACAGGTAAATATGAACCTGAAGAAGGTTGGAATGATTTTCCACCATGTATTCAAAGATTACTTACAGATAAATGGACGGGTGATAATAGGAACAATATTTTATTCAATGTAGGTGTTCTTGAAATGAAAAAGTCTGAAGGTAATTTAGATAAAAAAGATTTAAAAGAAGCATTGGTGCAAAGAAATAAACAAATATTTGAAAAACCACTTACTGAAAAAGAAATATTAGGAACAGTAGTTCAATCAGTATTTAAGAATACATATAGTTATAAATGTCCACCGAAACATGGCTATATGACTCCTATTTGTAATAAACAATTATGCCAATTAAGAAAGCTTGGTGTTGGAGCTCAAGCACCAGATATTATAGATCAATTTAAAAATATAAAATTTAGTAAAGATACCAAGGGAACTGTTTGGAGTTTTGAATATAACGATACACAAATAACGGTAACTCCTGAGGATATGAAAGACGAAAAGGCATTTAGAACTAGATTACTTTATTACAATATATATTGGATGACATTACCTAAACCTAAGAAAGGTCCACCCCCTTTTGAATTATTAATGAAAGCTATTTTAAGCAATGCAAAAGAAGACGAGAATATGAAATATGAAGATAGTGTAGAAGAAACTCGTTATACAGTTCTTAAACAATTCTTTGAATCCTTTATGACTCAAGATAATTTTGAGAAGCTTAAAGATGGTTATATTATTGTAGAGAAAGATAAAGATACTAATAAAGATTATTGTTATTTTAAAAAGAATACATTGGATAAGTTCTTAAAGAAATCAAATAAAGATTTTTCTAATTCTAATGAAGCAATAAAAATATTGAAATGTGAAAGATTAGATTATTATAAAAATGAAAAGAATGTTTGGAAAGTAGAGATGCCAGACTTCGTTAAGAATGAAAAACAGACAATGCCACAAACAACCACGGCTCAACAACCATTAACAGAACTAGATGAATCATATCACACAGGACAATTTAGAACTCCAAAAGCTTAGTAGCATTCATAAGAAGACTGTTAAGTTTTATGGTCCACCAGGCACAGGTAAAACAAATACACTTGTGACTGAAATACTTACAAAACATTTATCTGAAGGGGTTAAACCACAAGATATAGCTTTTATATCTTTTACAAACAAAGCAGTGAATACTGCTATAGCAAGAGCAATAACTGCTTTTCCACAATATACTTTAAAAGAATTTCAAAGATTTAAAACATTACATAAATATTGCAAAAAGTATTTTGATTTAGAAGTATTTGATCCTAAGAATTGTATGATTGATTTTGCATTACAAACACAAATTATTAAAGGTTCTGATGCTAGATTAGAAGATGAACATTTTGTTTATAAAGATTGGTCTTTGCACGTCTATGATAAATCTAGAAATATGATGAAACCTGTTGAAGAAGTTTATCGTAGTGAATTTTATAAAAGAGAACCTTTAGATATGTTGTTAAAAAAAGTTAATTATTACAATCACTATAAAAAACAAAATGGTTATATGGATTTTACAGATATGATTGAAAAAATAATTGATGAGGTTAAGTTTCCTTCATTAGAGGTTTTAATATTAGATGAAGCACAAGATTTTACACCATTGCAATGGTCAGTTATTTATAAAATGGTTGAGAATGTAAAACATGTTTATCTTGCAGGAGATGATGACCAAGCTATATATGGTTGGAATGGTTCTAATCCTAAATACTTTACTTCTTATTTTCCTGGTCAGAAGAAAGTTCTTACTCAAACAAGACGATTTGGAAAAGAAATACATAGGTTTTCTCAAGTTGTAAGAAGAGGAATAGCAGATAGCGAACCTAAAGAATTTTTCCCTAATCCTAATATAAAAGATAGTGTGCATCGTTATATTTCTTTTAGAGATATAGATTTTAGTAAATATAAAGGAACTTGGTATTTCTTAGGAAGAATTGGTTCTACAGTTAATGAACTTAGAATGATGGCTAAAGATAGGGGATTATATTTTAAAGACAATAAAGGCAGTAGATCTTTTAATATAAACAAATGGAATGCTATTAAAGCTTGGACAAAATTATCTTTGGGTAAAACTATAACAAAAATTCAAGTAGAAAACATGTATAAATATATTAGAAATATATCTAAAGAATTTTATAGAAAAAAAGAATTTTGGGACGAACAAGATAAAGCAAAAGAATACACTTTTGAAGATTTAAAAGCATGGTGTGGATTAACTTTAGATGATGAAATTAAAACAAAAGAATGGTGGCATGCACTCAAACGAAACATTAAACCAACAGAAATAACTTATTTAAAGATTCTTTTACAGAACTATGGTCAGGAACAATTAGATAAAGATCCTGACATTATTATAGATACTATACATTCTGTAAAAGGAGGAGAAGCAGATAATGTTTTAGTTTACTTTAAAGCAGATTATGCATCTCAATATCAAAATAAAACTAATGCAGAAAAGATGGAAGAAAAGAGAGTAGTCTATGTTGCTGTAACCAGAGCTAAATATTCCTTGCATTTATTAAGTTCTGACTATAAGTATAACTATCCAATAGGGGAAGACTATTTAACATACACAATGGAGAAAAGGAAAGATGACTAATAAAACGTTTTTTAAACAAGTAGGAGGATCTCATTATAAGACAATGAAAATACAACCTTCTAAATTTATTAATGAAAATAATTTACCATTCGCAGAAGGTAATGCAATTAAATATATATGTAGACATAGATTAAAAGGAAAAAAGGAAGATGTATTAAAAGCAATTCATTATTTAGAAATGATATTAGAAAGGGATTACAATGACTAGTTTACAATATTCATTAACATTTAAAAAAAGTATTTGGTTATGTCCTTCTGAGTATAAGGATTTATCTCAAGCAACTGAAATAGCAATTGACTTAGAAACAAGAGACGATGGCATTAGTGAAGGATTAGGGGCTGGTTGGGCTATTGGTAAAGGTTATGTAATTGGTTTTGCAGTAGCAGTTGAAGGTTGGCAAGGTTATTACCCATTTAAACATTTTGGTGGGGGCAACATGATACCTGAACAAGTATTAGGTTATATAAAAGAAGTTTGTGCATTACCTTGTAGAAAAATATTTCATAATGCTCAATATGATTTAGGTTGGTTACAAGCTATGGGTATTCAAGTTAATGGAGAAATTGTAGATACAATGGTTGCAGCTGCAATCGTTGATGAAAATAGATGGGCATATAATCTAAACTCATTGGCCAAAGATTACTTAGGCGAGATTAAAGCAGAAACAGATTTGAGAGAAGCTGCCAAAGACCATGGCATTGATCCTAAAGCTGAAATGTGGAAACTTCCTGCAGAATATGTTGGATTTTACGCTGAACAAGATGCACGGCTCACGCTAAAGTTGTGGGGATTTTTAAAGAATGAAATCATTAAACAAAGTTTAGGAACCATTTGGGAAATGGAATCTAAGCTACTTCCTATCTTAATTAAGATGAGACAAAAAGGAATTAGAGTAGATGTAGAAAAAGCCCAAAAGATGATTAAAGACTTTGAGAAACAAGAGAAAGAAACTTTATTAAAGATTAAAAATATCGTTGGTAAAGATATAGATATATGGGCTGCAAGACAAATAGGAGAAGCTTTTGATAAGTTAAAGATACCTTATCCAAGAACTACTAAAAGTAATGAACCTAGCTTTACTGCCAATTGGTTAACTAATTGTAATCATGAAATAGCTAAACTTATTGTTCAAGCAAGAGAGATAAATAAGTTCCATGCAACTTTTTTACAAAGTGTTATGAGATACCAAGTTAATGGTAGAGTTCATGCTGAGATTAATCAATTAAGGTCAGATAATGGAGGTACAGTATCTGGACGTATTTCTATGTCTAATCCTAATTTACAACAAATTCCTGCACGCAATAAAGACTTTGGTCCTAAGATTAGATCTTTATTTCTACCAGATGAAAATTGTAAGTGGGGTTCATTTGATTATTCGCAACAAGAACCACGAATGGTTGTGCATTATGCAGCTTCTGTTGGTTATGAAGGTTCTCAAGAACTTATTAAAGCATATGAAAATGCTTCTGCAGACTTTCACCAAACAGTTGCAGATATGATAGGTATAGATCGTTCACAAGCTAAAACAATTGGTTTAGGTCTAATGTATGGAATGGGTAATACTAAACTTGCAACATCTTTAGGTTTATCTAAAGAAGATGCAGAAGAAATTATTATTAAATACAATAGAAAAGTACCTTTTGTTAAAAAACTTATTGCTCTTTGTATGGATAAAGCTTCTAAAGAGGGGGCTATTAGAACTAAAAAGGGTCGTAAGTGTAGATTTGACAAATGGGAACCAAAAGATTGGTCTATGGTTACACCTGAGAATTTTGAAACAGCTATAGCTAAATTTGGTGGCCAAGAAAATATTAAAAGATATGGAACCTATAAAGCTTTAAATAGACTTATACAGGGTTCTGCAGCCGATCAAACTAAACAAGCTATCATTGATTGTCATGAAGCAGGCCATACACCTTTATTACAAATTCATGATGAATTATGTTTTAACATTAAAGACGAAGTTAAAGATGTTAAAGTAATTAAGAAGACTATGGAGAATTGTATAGAGTTTAAAGTTCCAAGTTTAGTTGATATAGCTATAGGAGATAGTTGGGGCGAAGTTAAATGAAAAAATGTACTGGATGTGGAAAAATATTAAGCTTTAGTAATTTTTCTAAACATATTAGAAAAAAAGATGGATATGCTACTCAGTGTAAAGAATGTCTTAAAATATTAAATTCAATTTACTCTAATACAGAACATGGTTATTTAACTCACTTATATCAAGGTATTAAAAGAAGAGAAAGTCAAAAACGTTTTGAAAATTATTCAGAAGAAGAAAAAGCTAAAAGACGTTGCTATATAACTAAAAAAGAATTTTTTGAATTATGGGAATTACATAAAAAAAAATATGGATATACTTGTGCTTTAACTGGAGTTCCAATCGTTCATAAAACAAGTACTCTTAAAAGTATGAATAAAAGTAATGGTATTAGTGTGGATAGATTAAATCCTGGTATTGGATATACAAAAGAAAATATTATATTTGTATCTAATAAAGCTAATCAAATGAAAAACAATGTTACTAAAGATTTATGTGTTGCTATTATAAAAGCACACGAAGAAAGAGGATTATGAATTTAACAATTTATAAATGGATAGCAGCTATCATTAGTATTACTTGTTCTATAATACAAGCAAGTGCAATTATTAGTTTACAGTGGATAGCCTGGATATTTTTAACTGTATCTGTTTTAATGTGGACTTATGTTTCTTATCTTGAGGGAGATAAAGCTAGATTAACACAACAAATAGTTTTTATATTACTTAGCTTTATTGCTATATACAATTGGTTTCAACACAAATGAGCGATAAATTTAAAAGAAGAAGTGAATATGGCAAAGGCTGGGATGGAAGAAGCAGGGTTGCTGATAAAACCTATAAAGATAACTATAACCAAATTGATTGGTCTAGTGTAAAGAAGAAAGAAGAAAAGAAAAATGATTAGGATAAACCCTCCTATTCCATTAAGTACTCCTAAGGGAGATGCCTATGCTCATTTCTTAATTGACTATGGTATGGAAGAAGATTTATTATGGGTATGTTTTATAAACAAAACAGGTGAGTGTTGGACATTTAAGAATAGTAAG